TACTCTCACGCCGCCGGGGGGGCTGCCTGGCTGTCAGTCTGGGCGCTCGGAAGCACCGTCGGAAGGCGAGCAGGCGGCAGGAACCGAATAAGTGACAGATTATGTATAAGCGGGAGGGGCGGCGGCAAGGGCGGCGGCAGGGGCGGCAAGGGCGGCAAGGGCGGCAGGAGCGGCGCAAAAGGACAAGCTGCTCGAAATCATGTCGCTGGACTACTCGCCCGAGGCGCTGATACTTACGATACCGGATAAAAAAACCACATAATGAAAACACGAGGCCGCAGGCCCTTTTATTCTCAAGGAACCGTCAAATGCAACATGACGCTGCAACGTTCGACCGTCGAAGCACTTACCACGCTTGCTGGTATCATGTCGCAAACAAGTGGTAAGCCCCCATCAATTTCACTCGCCGTTGACCGCTTGGCCAGCGTCGCACTCGAAAAAATCAATAAAGAAACAAAATGAATATCGACGAAGATGAGGATGATATTCGTAATGAAAGAGAAGCCGCGCGGAGGCGCAATCGTTACGGATGGGGATTTGACGAGCGAACGGGACGATATGATTATTGTCCACGCGATCCTCAACGTCAATCTTCAGACGAAGACAAAGAGGAGGAGGATGACAATGAAGAATGAGCAAGAATACAAAGAAGAAAATGAGCGACTACGATGGCAGGCTATCGGTCAGGCAATATTACTAATTTTTGTGTATCTTCCCGCAGCACTCGGAATTGTGATTATTGCTGGATTATTGCTTATAGCAGTAACCTTAACATTCCCGTATTTCTTCGTCCCGATCGAAGCTTTAGTTTTGATCGTATTTATTTTTCTCGTATTAGCAACAAAAAACAAACAACAATAAGGTAAAAACATGTCAGAAAACGAATCCAATCTTCCGGCTCTTCCGGGCCGTGAATTGCTGCCAGAAAAAGCTGGCGCTATCACAATGTCAAATCGGGGCGTGCAACTGCGTTGCCTTGATGACGTTTACCGCATTGCAAAATACATCTGCGTATCGCAATTCGCTCCGAAGAATGCGACGCCTGAAGGTGTAACCGTGGCAATCTTGGCCGGGCAGGAAATTGGACTGCCCCCAATGGCCGCAGTCCAGAATATCGCCGTTATCAACGGACGCCCGAAGATTTTCGGAGATGTGATGCTGGGACTTGTCCGCGCATCTGGATTGCTCGAATCCTTCAGCGAGGAAATAATCGGCGAGGATGATGATTACGGCTATCGATGCACAGCTACGCGCAAGGGTGGCGGTAAAGTCATTGAGGAGTTCACCGTCGCTGATGCCAAACAGGCGGCTCTATGGGGCAAACAAGGGCCGTGGATGCAGTATCCCAAGCGGATGCTCAAGTTCCGCGCCCGTAGCTTCGCTCTACGCGATCTTTTCGGAGACGTTCTTAATGGCATGACTTCTGTTGAGGAGGATTACGTTATCGACGTGACGCCCGATCAACTGGCTGCATCTCCAAAGATCAAGCCCGCGAGTGTGTCCGACCTGATGCCCAAGGATGGCAGCAACGAGCCAATCAAGTTCCCGGAGCCTAAGAAGGCTGAACCGGAAGCAAAGGCCACGCCCGCACCAGTCATGGACGAGACCAAGGCAAAGCACGCGGAGACGATTGCCCGCCTAAAGAAGCTGATGGAACTTATGCACATGACCGAAGACATGGTGCTTGCATATGCACATTATGTCAACGCCATTCCATCAACTGCGATAAACTTGGATGAAATGGACACGGATATTGCAGCGCGTTGGGTAGCTTCGTGGAGCACTATTCAGTCCACAATCTTCGCTTTTGCTAGAGGAAAGAAGTAAACACCATGTGCGAACAACTATCAATCGTAGTAATACGCGGGGACGAGCGCGTAGCGGCCCGCAAGGAGGCTGGCACGCAGGTTACGCCGGAGACGCCAGAAACGCCCGAACAGCGCGACGCTCGTATCAAGGCTTTCGTGGAAGCCTGCAAGGCCAAAGGCGGGCCGATTACCAATGAGCAGATGACGGAGGAGGTGCTGAAGTGGCTTGAAAAACACGATGCTTATTACCATTCGCAAAACAACCTCAAAGGGGAACCTTGTAATAACGTTATCCGTAGGTATTTTATTCCAGCTTACGATGGTATGCTGCAACAGCCTTCCGACCTTAACCTTCGTCTCGGCCAAGCCTACTGGAACGAGGCCGACGCCAAGCACGACAAGTGGCTCGCAGATTGCCAGACGCAGACAACACCAATCACGCGGGAGCAGGGTAAGTTGTTGCGTGTTGGAGATGTGATTTGGCGAACATTTGATAACTCACCAGTTGTTTGCGAAATTACCCTTAACGCCGAAGCACTTCGCATTGCGCCTGCACATGGTGGGATTATTTACGATAAGTGCGCATACTTTACACGCGCCGCCGCGCAAGCCGCGCTGGACAAGCAGAAGGCGGACGCTGCCGACCCCGAGCCGCCGAAGTGGTGCGAGCGGGCCAAGGGGCTACACCCTGAGAACGGAGATGAGATTACGTTCGGGAAGCTGGATTTACAAAAAGAACACGATAGAACAACGAGTTTTACACTCTGCATGTGGACTCCTTCAGAGTCCACCAGCATATGGGATAATCGAATAGTCGGAGATGGTGGCCTTCGTGCCCGCTACCACAACCCCGCGCACATAGAGTGGGAGAAGAGGCAGGCTGCGAAGCAGGAATCCAAACAGGAAATGAAACCAACTGTAACACCCGCGAAGCCGCAGGAATATGCAAAAGTCGAGGAAACAAACGACGTTCGTCTTGCGATAGGAACTCTTCAGAGAGAAATCGTAAAGCGACTCATATTTGCGGCCACATCAAAGGAAGCTACGCCGGAACAGGTTGATCACATATCCGAACTTAGGATCGCTCTAAACATTCACATAGAAGCCATACGTATGACCTTGGAGGACTGCAAATGAGCGACTTACCCACAGGCAAAATCATCGGCCTGCCAAACGATGAATACCACGCTTGCGAAGCCATCAGCCACAGCAAGCTTGAGAAGTTCCGTGAACGCGCATCGCGTTACTACCGGCTCTACGTCTCGCATCAGGCCGAGAAAGAGGACAAAGATTGCTACGACGAAGGCAATGCCGCGCATACGCTTATTCTCGAAGGAGACGCAGAATATGCCAAGCACTACGCGGTAATGCCTGAAGGCTTGCGGCGCGGGACGAAGGCGTTTGATGCCTTTACAGCGTCCGCGCCTTCCGGGTCGACGATGCTGACGGCTAATCAAGACAAGCTATCCCATAGCCTCCGCGATTCCGTGCGCCGCCACGCGGTAGCGACGGCCATCCTGTCCGACCCCGGATTCATTCCTGAAGTCACATGGCGAGTGAAGCTCTACAATGGGATTTACATACAGTGCCGGACGGATGGATTCATTGAACACATTACCGAGGCGACGGCCAAAGCGATTGTCGGCATGCATGCAGTCGAAGGCCAGACAATTATTGCAGACCTCAAGTCCTGCGGAACGCTTAATGAGGACGAGCAAGGCTCGTTCCAGAAAGCAATTGAAAACTACGGATATCATCGGCAAGAAGCATGGTACCGAATGATCGTGTCCGAAGTGCTGGGCCGTCAGCCCGATCACTTCATTTTCATTGCGCCGGAGAAGTCAGAGCCGTTTGAGACACTTGTCGGCGCATTGCCGCCTGACGCGGTACAAATCGGAGTGGACGAGAACTTGGAAAGCTTCCGGGCGCTTGTTCAGTGCTTCCGGTCGGGTTGCTGGGACGGCGTGGCTCAAGGCCATATCGTCCAGATTGACCTGCCGGAATGGTATAAGAAAAAGGCTGACGCACGCCGTGCGCTTAATGAAAGTTTGTAAACACCGGCATTTACCAATTCCATCAACCATGTCATCGGGATACATTAAGCTCTACCGTTCAATACAGGATAATCCGGCATGGACGGCAGAGCCATTTTCACGCCAACAAGCGTGGATTGACCTACTTTTGCTGGCAAATCATGCGCCGTCATTTGTGAGAATAGCTGGCAGAAAAATTGAGATGGAACGTGGGCAACTTGCATGGTCTATCGTCAATTTGGCGAATCGTTGGCAATGGTCTTCGGGAAAGGTTTCTCGTTTCATAAATGAGTTAAAAACGATGCACCAGATAGAGCACCAGAATAAAGTTGTAACTAGCGTAATTACAATAGTTAACTACGACAGGTATCAATCTAATGATGTGTCAGATGATAGACCAGATGGACGACCAGACGGCGACCAGATAGATGACCAGACGGCGACCAGACGGTGGACAGACAAGAAGGTACAAGAAGGTACAAGAATGGAAAGAATAAGAAACACCCCCTTACCCCCCTTAAACGGGGGGAACGAAATTGAGTTGTTTTCGGATTCTCCAATCCTGAAGAAAATGCAGCCGTCATGGACGCCAGAATCCGGCTGGAAGAATATCGACCCTGCAACAATAGCGCGTTGGTCAGAAGCATACCCGGCCTGCAACATCGAACGGCAATTGAAGGTCATGAACGAATGGCTGCTCGCAAATCCTGAACGATCGCACAAACAGAAATGGCTCCGATTCATTTCAAACTGGCTTAAAAGGGATCAGGAGCGCGGGGGAGACAAGATGTCCAACCAGTGCAACAAAACGCCTCCAAGGGGCATTGTGGCCCTTTCTGTGGGCATTCAGAATGATGATCGTCCGTCAGGATGGTGGAAAAACTACATTTCTACGCTTTACGCTCAGAACGGTACGGCAAAAATCGACGAGCTTCTTTCGATTAAACAGTTCAAAGACCTTCCCTTGTCAGTTCAACAGGATTGCAACCGTGAGTTTACAAAATCACAACAAGACGATTTGAAATACTAAAATGTCAACAAACGACACCAATTCATTTGACTACTGCGATATAAATGAAAGACGCTCGCATGAACTGCCACATAATTACGATGCGGAAACCGCATTGCTGGCTTGCGTATTTATTGATCCAGCCCAAACCCTCGCCGAATGCGCACAGGCCGGAATGAACGCCGAGGCATTCTATCGTCCTGCACACGGGATTCTATATCGCATGATGTTGACGATGGCTCCCGATGGAATCGACATAATTACAGTCTGCGACAAGGCTGGTACGATGAAAATCGGTGAGCTTTCTGGATTTGAGAGGCATCCTGATGCTGAAACGTCGATCTGCGATTATATAGGCGGAATGCAGCTCTTCAGCAAGATCGCAAGCAGCATCGAAAGTACGGCTCGTCTTCAATCATGGATTGGACTTGTGATCGACATGTGGAAAAAGAGAAGACTTTTGAAAGCATGCTCAACAGCTATTGAACACGCATTCTCGTCCGCCGACACGCCAGACGAAATCGGGGCGATTCTTGTTAATGAAGTCGCAACGCTTACAGGCCAAAGTCGTAAAACGCTTCAGTCTTCATCTGAAACAGTTCCCGAGGCCATGAAAGAGATCGCGGAGATGTCCGACAAGACTATTCAAACCAAAGGAATAAAAACAGGTCTTTACGACGTGGATAAAATTCTCGAAATGGGTATGCGAGAAGGTGAGATGACTATCCTTGCGGCTCGCCCCGGAATGGGAAAAACATCTTTTGCCTTGAATGTCCTTGATGAGGTTGCTGTAAAACGCGGCATTCCTTGCTTGATGTTCACGCTCGAAATGATGAACAAGCAGATAACGCGCAATATGATACAGATTCGTTCACGTGTATCAAAGACGCGTATAATTGACGGAATTGTTACCGCTGAAGAAATGGAATCCGTTCGCCGAGCAGCTCGTGAAATTGCCAAAGCCCCAATAAGATTCGAGGAAGGAGTAAAGGAAATCGGAGGTATTTTGTCGGTAGCAACAAGCGTTGCGGCAAAGTTTCAGCGCGAAGGAACGCCGTTGGGATTTGTCATCGTCGATTATCTTCAACTCGTGAACAGCGAGTTTAGTCAAGTGCGCGAACAACAGGTCTCGGATGTATCGCGCAAGCTGAAAGGACTGGCAAAGTCCCTTCGCATTCCAATTCTTGTTCCTGCCCAACTGAACCGTGAAATGGAAAAATCGGGGCGCAAACCAATTCTGGCAGACCTCCGAGAATCAGGTTCAATTGAACAAGATGCTGATCGTGTTATCTTTCTGTATCACAATCAGGACGACCAAAGCGATCTTGTTCAGCGGGTAATGATTGCCAAGAACCGAGACGGTGCTCTTGGAGAAGCCAAGGTTATTTTCAATAAACCCATGTTCAGGTTTGATAACTACACGGAAAGGGAATTTTGACAAAATGAGCAACGACATCCCCATGCGCAGATGGTCCAACGGCCAGCCACAAGCCCCAGCAGGATCGGTTTCACCATACATCTCTCGCGGAGTGCCATCAAGAGGAATACCCCCGCCTTTGATGGGTATTGGCAAAATGACCGCCATTGAGCGCGAATACGCCGAATATCTTGAATCGCGGAAGGCTATTGGCGAAATTCTCGACTGGAACTTCAAGCCGATACGGTTTCATTTGACCGGATTATGTTACTATGAACCCAGCTTTAGGGTGACATCATCCGATGGAAAAATCCATTTCGACGACGTAAAAACAAGATTTTCGCCGAGCGATAACGCACGCCTTCAAATCGCGCGAAGGCTGCATCCATGCGAGTTTGAGCAGATAATCCAGCGCGGCGGAAGATGGATTCCGAATAAAAGCGCAGAAAATACTTGATTTATGCGCAGAAATGCGCGAGACTAAAAATATGAAAAAGTTGAGCCTTTACGTTTGGACCGATTTTTCCTGCGACTATACGAGTGGACTAGCATTTGCCATCGCCCACGATGAAACGGAGGCTCGTAATTTGATAGAATCGGATCGCGGTTATTCGGTTTACGACTGGGGTAAACTTCAAGTTTATCCCTTGACAACCCCAATAGCAAAATCTGTTTGCGGTGGCGGATAGACCGACACAATTTGTTCTTTCACAGGCCCCGCTTCGGCGGCGGCTAAAACATTTCGGGGCGCGCCAAGAGACAATTACATGGCTCGCTGGTACAATCAAGAGACTAGCACGGCGCGCCCCGAATCATCTTGACCAAGCGGCGTGAATAAAACGCGACACGAGCGCGCCAGCTATCGGATACTTATTTAGCCACGAGACTGCCATCTATGCATGGATGCGAATCAGATTCGGACGGAACATGTCGAAAGGCCGATTCGCTTGGTCAACCCTTTGGCACTCGTCAGCGCGGAAGGACGCGCAACTTGCATAAAAGTCCGTCATTTCGGCCAAGACGCTATATGCAAGCCGAGCAGCGGGAATCAAGCCCCGCACGAGTGCCAATTCAATTTGAGGCGCGACCAAAATCTCCGATCGGATAATCAGGCTCGTTGAGAAATCAACCCCGCCTGTAAGTAATCAGAGCCTCAACGTCTGGCCCGGACGTTAAACGGGCACCAATTTCCCTGCCAGCGGCAGGTAAACACCAAAGGCTCCGTCCGCCGAGCCAGTCTGACGAATCGGCGGTCTCAACTTCAACCAAAAAACACACACATGAAAACTGCATTAAAAAGAATTGAAAACAAGATTATTGGAATGCACCCCGACATCACGGGCGACGTGAACGGCATCAGGGGCAACATTGATGATTGTGAAATCACCAAAAAAGAACGTGAGAAGGGTATTCACATTAACGACTTGATCAAGCGGTAAACCGCGCTCCACCAATTTAACCAAAAAACACTATGACAAACGAACAAAAACAGAAGGTCTTGCAGCTTCTTGAACTCTGCATCGACAACAACAAGGATGGCGAATACGCCTGCGCGTTTAACGCATATCCAGCTAACGCCGGATCGGTGTCAGCGCATGTTTACATCGGCAAGCAGCGCAATTGTTTTGACGAGAGTTATCAGTGCTACCTTGACGCGACATACGAAGACGGTAATGCACTTCTCGACGCCGCCATCGAGGCCATCCGCACACTCCCGGAACGCGCCCCTGCGTTGTTTGCCGCCAAGGAGGCAGAACGCCGCGCGAGAATTGAACGCGAGTACGCCGAAATCTTTGGAGCGGTAATCAAATAACATGAATATTGGCCAAAGAGAAATTGCCGCGATTATGGCCCATCGTAAGGCTGGAAGGCCACGAATCGGATCATGGCGTTTATCATTCACAGTGCCTGACGAAATAACCATTGAATTGGACGAACGCCGCAGGATAACGAACGAGAGCCGACGGCATGCCTTGCTTGCAATAATTGACGATGGAATCAAGCATTCTCGTTCGACGCATTGGCTTGATCGTCAGGGAGCTATTGATCTCTTGAAAGCCAGTATAACAGCGCGTCTGAAGGCAACGGAAGACAAAGATGCCAAGCGCATTGCGCTTAATGCACTTATGGCGCTTGACGGAATTGAAGAATACCTAAAATCACAAGAATAATAACATGAACGAAACGTTTACTTGCAAAGAAAGGAGGGAAATAGCATGAAACCAGAAGAAATGACGAACGAGGAATTGATTATCAATGCATGCAATGGGTATGTATTTGCGCTTGGAAAGGAAGCTGTAGATGCACCAGAAATCATTGAATCTGATGAAACGAGCGGTGAGCTTCTCCGCCGCCTAAACGAACGCGACGCGCTCCACAAGGAGAACGAGGAACTGCGGAAGGACAAAGATCGTATGAATTGGCTTGCATCATGCGATGGGTGTATAGACGTTACGATACACGGAAAACAGGTAATAGGTTGCTTTGATATTTCGATACGACCCGTCATCGATAGACAACTAATACACGAGTCCGCCAAGCAGAAGGAGGCCATAAGTGATTAAGATCACACTGAAAGATTTCATGCTGGCATCAAAGATGACCAACTTCAACCCAACGCCCAAAGAGAGTGCAAAGGCTGCACACTTCTTAGAGAAGCTGGGATTGATTGAAATTGTTCCAGAAAAGAATACTACGGAGGCCAATCATGCCTAAGCGCATCCAACTGAGCCGCAAGAAGGGCTGGCGCAAGCCGGAGGGCTGCATTGTCGTGAGCCGCCAGTCATCTTGGGGAAATCCCTTTAAGATAGGGGGTTGGTATCGACGAGTCGGCGCGTCGTACTGCATCTGCACGGACTATAATGTAAGGTGGCGCGAGACCGAAGGGACTGAAATTAAAAACGCACAAATGGCGAAGGATTGGTTTCAGTGGTTTATCGGTCAACCGTCTATGATTACGGATCGCAATGAAATCCGACGCGAACTTGGCGGCCACGATCTTGCCTGCTGGTGCAGACTCGACCAGCCGTGCCATGCCGACGTTCTACTTGAGATTGCCAACAGCCCGATGGAACCGGAGGACAAGCCGTGACTAGCGAAACCATACCATACGTTATTGCAGGATTCCTGTTAGGGAGCCTATCGATGACACTCCTTTGCTGCCTGCTATTCCGCGCCGTGGAGCCTAAGCGTGACGTAACCGCCGAAATCCTAGAAGGACTGCGAGAGCCTACGTGGAAGACTACGACGACAAAAAAGAAACCGGAGGCCAGCCATGAGTGACCTGCACCTGCACGTAACCGTTTTCGCAATCAAACTGGAGAAATGAAACATGACTGAACTACATGGAAAAATCCGCGTATGCTACGCAATAAACTACGAGAAATCTTCCGACATCCCACCGTTTAAGGCGTTTCAACCAACGCTTGGTGGAAAGTTAACGGCTGTCGATTTTGATGACTGCATGACAGGGTATCAAAAGCTGCTAGATTTCGTGCAGTCCATCGCTGACAATAGTTTATCTGATTGTTCGGATGACGCATACAAGTTCCTTGAATCTCTTCGTAGCGAAATAGAGGCATCCCATGACTAACGAACGCAGAAAAGTAATCGAACTGACAATATCCGCCGACCTTGAACAGGCAGCCATGAGTGAGCATCCCATCCAGTTCAGTGGCCCGATGGTATGGGCCATAGAGTTCGAGAGAGTGGAAGGAGGGCTGAAATGAAACGTAAACCAACAGGATTTATTGCCCGTTGCCAGTGTGGGAAGATAGTCGGGGCGCTGGACTATCGCAGGACAGGCCGCGCTGAAGCCGGAAGCATCATTGGCAAATGGCTTACGGACGGTTGCACCATCGAACCTCGGTTCGGCGGCACGTGGGGTGAATGTATTGAAGTCTGCACATGCGAGGGCGAGGTGCGGTCATGATCATGTCTCTATACTGCGGCCTCATTGCCGCGATCTACGGCGCATCGGTCCTATCGAGACGATGGAGGAAGGCGTTCTTCGTCATATTCCTGTTGTTGTCGCTCGCTTGGAAGATCGTGGACGATTTCGGAGGTGCGCTATGAAATTCCTCAGCGTATGCAGTGGCATCGAGGCCGCCTCGGTCGCGTGGAATCCGCTCGGTTGGGAAGCCGTCGGATTCTCGGACATCGACCCCTTCGCTTGCGCGCTACTCGCGCACCGCTTCCCGAATATTCGTAACTATGGAGATATAACGAAGTATGCAGACTGGACAGTTGAGCCTTTCGATTTGCTTTGCGGAGGAACACCTTGCCAAGCCTTCAGCGTGGCGGGATTGCGCAAAGGACTTAGCGACCCGCGAGGGAACCTTGCCCTTGTCTTTCTTGGCTTGGCTTCACGCTTCAAGCCGCGCTGGATTATGTGGGAAAATGTCCCCGGAGTTCTATCAGACAAGACCGGAGCGTTCGCCTCTTTCACGGGGGGGCTGGCCCAACTCGGGTATCATTGCGCCTACAGGGTTCTTGACGCTCAGTTCTTCGGAGTGCCCCAGCGCCGTCGTCGCGTCTTTGTTGTCGGACATCTTGGAGACTGGCGACGTTCCGCAGCGGTTCTTTTTGAGTCCGAAAGTCTGCGCGGGAATTATCCGGCGCGCAACGAAGCGGAACAAGTCGTTGCCCCAACACTTGATGCGCGCGCTGGAAGAAATGGCGCAAATACGTTCAACACAAGCGGCGGGATCGTCGCTGGAACCCTAGACGCAAGTTCGGGCAGGCGGCGGGGTGCGGGCCAGTCGCCAGCGATGCTTACCGTAGGCACTCTTTGCGCAGACACACATCCCGGAAGTTACACTGGGCAAGATGCCTACACTGGCCGTTTGATCGCGCACGCCTTGCGCGGGGAAGGCTTTGCCGCTTCCGAAGAGGGAATAGGTAGTGGAACGCCACTTCTCCCTGTTGCATTCGACTGCAAAGCCAGTGGGCAGGCTGGCTTTGGGGTTGGTAGCATCGCCTCGACGATGTGCGCTATGGGGCACAAAGATAGTCACGCGTGCGGCGTACGCCGCTTCACGCCACGCGAGTGCGAGCGATTACAAGGCTTCCCGGACGACTGGACGCTCATCCCGTATCACGGCAAGCCCGCGGCGGATGGGCCGCGCTACCGTACCATCGGAAACTCGTGGGCCGTGCCCGTCGTCCGCTGGATAGGTCAACGCATGGCGTTTGTTGACAGCATCGGGAGTCTCGCAGCCCCAGCCTCAAAGGAGAGTGTAGCATGAGCGACGACCTCACCATTTTGCAGGGCGTAAGGGCTAATTTGAAAATACTGGAGGATACACTGGTATGACTGACGACCTATTCCCCAACTGCAAGCAGGACTCGCCGAGGCTGGCATGGATGAAGAAGCATGGCGTTTGCGTATGCCAGACATTTAAGGGTTTTTACACGACTATTCCATGTGCCATGCCATCAAATCGTACCCAATTTTATCCTACTGCCGATGAGGCATTGGCAGCATGGGCTGAAAGCTGTGGAATCAAACTCTGGAACGAAGAGGATTACAAGAAGGAACACAAATGAGCAACTACCGACCGATAACTGACACATGGATTCTGGCACGCGCCAAGTCACATACGAAGGTTCAGAAATGAATGCCGTAACTCGCCCTCTCTTGCGTTACTTCGGCGGAAAGTGGCAGATGCGCCATTGGATTGTTGACCTACTTCCTCCGCACGACTACTACGCTGAACCATTTGCCGGTGCGGCATCAATTCTACTCGCCAAAGAACCAGCTCCCCAAGGCGAGATTATCAACGACCTCAACGGCGACGTTGTGAACCTATTCCGCGTCATGCAGTCACGCGAACAGGGCGATGAATTGATTCGACGGCTAGAATGGACGCCATTTGCTCGTGCTGAACTTGAGGTATCACGAGAGCAATCCAGCGACCCAATTGAACGCGCTCGGAGGATGCTTATCCGTTCATTCATGGGCATTGAGGTAGCCGGAATAGAATCATCAAAGACGGGCTTTCGCATGGGGAATGTTGATCTTGCGCGGCTTGATCAAGAGGGAAAGGCGACGTTCCGCAACTGCGCACGAGATTGGGAAAACTGGAAGCAAGCGGCCGGTGCAATCCGCAACCGCCTGGCCAATGTGATGATCTACGAACGTGATGCCTTTGAGTTCATTGACCTCATGGACGCACCGACGTGTTTGCTTTACGTCGATCCTCCATACGCTCACGAAACACGCGCACAAACACGTTACGCCGTGGAGTTTACAGATCACGCACGGCTTGTCACGAGGCTTCTATCCTGCAAGGCTATGGTTGTCCTGTCGGGGTATGTAAACTCCGCCTACGAGCCTCTGGAGGCAGCGGGATGGGCACGCAAAGAACGGAAGTCGCGTGCCAACATGAGCGATGATCCGCGTATGGAATGCCTTTGGATTTCACCGAACGCCCAGCAACCTGAACTGATATGAGCAAGCAAAAGAATCTCAAAGTCGAGCAGGCTGACGCGCACTGGAAGCGTCACCGGAGCGGATACCATGCCTATCTGTCCCGCCGCAAGAACCGCGTGGAGCGTCAGGAAGCCAAGCGCGACCCTGAATGCCAGCCGTGCTACGGACGGTATCGCGGATACGAATCGTAATTTTAACACACACAATAATATGGAAAAAATCACAACATTCTCAGAATACAGTAAACGCGCTGCGGAAACGCAGATGGAGTCTTGCAAGAACGAGGACTATCTTCGCTTTGGACTCATATCGGAGGTGGGCGAATTGTGCGCCATCTTCAAACGCGCCATCAGGGGCGACTTCAAGCTGGAAGATAAGCGGCAGGACATCTTGCTGGAACTGGGGGATATCTGCTGGTATCTTAATCGACTCGGAGAATTGAGAGGATGGGAACTTCCTACGGCATATGACGAATCAAATATACTGGCTTTTGAAACTGGTTGTGGGGAATGGGTAAATCTCTCAGAGCCGAAGAATGTTATTTGGTTCGATGCGGCACAAATTATTATATCCGTAGTTGATCGATTCGGAAGCCCAGCCGAGCAAACTGACGCATGGATGAATATTGCGGCTGTCGCTTGTTGTTTTGACTACACGCTTACTGACGTTCTTACGGCCAACGTCGAGAAGCTGGCCAAGCGCAAGGAGCGCGGACTTATTCAGGGCAGCGGAGACCATCGAGGAGAACAATTCGGAGATGCGGCTCAATGCGGCTGCGCTGACTAGGCAATTTTTGCCTTGCAAAATGTAAAAAGCATGTTTTATTCTTATCAGGTAGATGCGGGGCAGTTGCGGGGCGATTGCTGGAAGGCTTGAGGTAATGCAGGAGTCGGACAGTTTCCGTCCCGCCCTCGCATAGTAATATACGTTGACTTTGCGCACGTATGATGCTTTTTTCGCATAGGGCAAAAGTATCACATGGGACTGATTGACAAATTCAGACGCGGGTTCCAAAGGAAAATGAACATCCTTGAAGTCGTGACCGACTTTCCAGTCGGCAGGATGGAATATCCAGCGCGTGACTTTGTTACGCTGACGCAGACTGGATACAAACAGAACGCCACAGTTCGCGCTTGCGCTGACAAGATTGCACGGGCCGTAGGAAGCGTTCCGTGGAAGGTTCAGCGCCTTCAAGGCGGAAAATGGTCAGACCTTGACAAGACAGATCGAGTCGCAAAAGACCTGATACGGTTGCTGGACATGCCGAATCTCATGCAGAACCAGCGCCTCATCAAAGAACAGGTGACGACGCATAAGCTCTGCGGAGGATTCGGTTGCCTTGTGAGGCTTGATCCGACGCAGCCGCTTTCGTCAGGCCGCGTTCACGCGACGACGAACCAGCCTTCAGGGCTGCACATTATGCCGCCCGCTAGATTCGTTCAGGAACTGGGAGCTGGCGGAATCGTGCGATACGACTACAATGGGCCATACCGCCGAATTATCTTCGACAATAACGTTTACGCGCCCGATCCATCGGGATTCTCTCTTTGTTGCCCGTTCTACATGCCAGACCCAATTGACAATACACTGGCATGTTCACCGCTTGTCGCGGCAGCGATGGACATCGACCTTGTAAACGAGGGCAAACGGGCAAACCTTAACATGCTGAAGAACGGCATGAGGCCTTCGGGAATCCTCTATTCTACCGGAGGCATGTCAGCATCGAACAAGGATGAACTGCGGGCAATGATGGCTACTCGCTATGCCGGTTCTACCAACGTGGGAAAGTATCCAGTCCTTGAAGGCAATGAAATTAAGTGGGTGGAAATGTCCGTTTCTCCTCGCGACGCCGATTGGATTAAGGGATCGAACAATTCCGAGCGCGTCATCTGCCTTGTCATGGGCATTCCGCCAATAATGATGAATGTGTCAGGCGACTCAACGTATTCCAACTACGAAGAGGCGAATCAGGCGTTCTGGATTGAGACGATAGACTACCATTGCTGGACGCTTTGCGAGGCAATCTCACCTTGGCTCTGCCCGCTTTACGGAGACGATCTGCGTATAGCTCCCGACTACGAGCATGTCACGGCGATGCAGAACGCCATGCTTGATACGATGGATCGACTCGTTGGGATTTCATTTATGACGCCGAACGAAAAGCGTCTGCGCGTTGGCCTCGACGAACTTCCCGACGACGACGCAAAACATCTTCAGAAGTCTCCTGAGCTACAAAAAGGCGAAGAGAGCGGGAAGAAGCCTGATACAAATAAGCGGGCGATCAGCACTAATTCAAACGACAAGGATGACGAAAAATGAATGCTCTTATACCGACTGGCGTCACGCTCACGTCATCCTATACTCTCAAAACGCGGGCACAATGGTCCACGGTCGAAGTCGTGTTCACAAGCCCGACAACGGCAGTCGTAAACGGCGACCGCGCCACTTCATAAGCCATGAGCATTCTAACCGCAATCGGCTGGAAAACGGGCGATAAAAAGCCCATTCGCACATTGTCGTCAGGCGACAAGCTAAAAATACCCGGCGTGACGGCTGGTAAGGTTGCCGTTATCGACGAGGATGGATGCATCGCGAGCGGGACAAACGCGCCGGGCGATCTCAACGCTGAGGTTTTGCGCGCTCAGGGGGCGGAAGGCATTCTCGCGGGTGCGATAGGCTCCGAGACGAGCCGCGCGGAGAGCGTTGAAGCAACATTGGCAACATCTGCCAGCTTGGCGTCAGAAGCCTCTACGCGGTCATTGGCGGACATTGCGCTGCAAGCCAACATAACCGCCGAGGCCGGAGCGCGCGCATCAGCCGTCAGCAATGAGGCATCAGCAAGGGCCGCAGGAGATTTAACGAACGCGAATGCTATTTCCGAAGAAACTGGAAGGGCGGAGGCCGCCGAAGCGCTTAAAGCGAATGCATCTGATCTTTCTGCACATACCGGAAATGCAGCAATTCACGCCCCTACGGCAGTCAACGATACCATGCTTGGCCACGACGGTACGGGCGCATGGATTCAGCGGTCTGCGGCACAACTCAAAACATGGCTCTCGCTCAAGGCGGCTGCGTTTCTTGACGTTGGAACAACGACTGGCACTGTTGCGGCTGGCGACGACGTCAGATTCTCTGATGCCCGTACCCCTACGACGCACGCATCCTCTCACGCCACTACTGGCAGCGATCCAATCACGCCCGCCGCTATCGGCGCGGCAACTTCAGCACAAGGGGCACTGGCGGACACGGCCCTTCAGCCTACTGGCGATGGTTCGCAGTTGACAGGGCTGACGGAGTCGCAGGTGAGCGGGCTTGTCACGGACTTAGCGGCGAAGGCTGATCTTGTGAGCGGTACTGTTCCCGCATCACAACTGCCATCATACGTCGATGATGTTGTTGAGGTGGCAAACTACGCGGCACTTCCTACGACTGGCGAGACGGGGAAGATTTACGTCACGCTTGATGATAATCTTACATACCGTTGGGGCGGAACGGCTTATGCCGAAATAAGCAAGAGTCTTGCGCTCGGTGAAACTTCATCCACTGCTTATCGCGGCGACTATGGTAAAGTTGCTTACGACCACAGTCAGTTAACCACTGGCAATCCTCACGGGACGACAACAACCGACCTTGGAGCAGTCCCGACCTCACGGACAGTCAACGGGCACGCGCTGTCGGCGGATGTCATCGTCACTAAGTCCGACGTGGACCTCGGAAACGTGGATGATACGTCAGATGCCAACAAGCCTGTTTCCACGGCGCAGGCAACGGCAATAGGACTCAAGGCTGACCTCATTCTAGCGCCGGTCTATATCGACAGTGCGACCACAACCGCCCTGACGATCACGGACGCGCACAGCGGCAAGACGCTCATCTGCAATACCACGACAGCAACGATTGCGTTAACTTGGCCAGTTCTGTCCGCCGGCGTGAGCGTTGCAGTCGTGAATATAGGTGCGGGGTTGGTAACGAACACAGCCTCAAGCACGACTTTTGACCTCACTGCGACAACCCTTTCAGGCTCAGGGACTAGCGCGGTATTTACTTACCGTTCCACGACTACAATTACAAACGTCGGGAGGTTGGTATAATGCGACCATCAGCTTATTTAGCCGCGATAGATGACCGCACGTATATCGAAATGGCCGATCAAGCCAAGGCTGCGGGCAAGATTGTGATTCCGTTGCTGGCAACGGGGACTGGTGAGGGCGTGCTCACGTTGAGGATTTACTCAACGGCCAATACTCTAGCTTACATTACTGGCACAGGTCAGTTCTACTCTGATGCGGGTGGAACGACTGGAGCTAGTCCAGTTACGAGCTTGACTGCGAATGCTTGGAAAACATTTTACGTCAAAGTTCCTAGTGGGACGGCTTATATCGTCATAAATAACGTTGCTGCGCTAACTAAGTGGGGCGCTTCTGGTTACGAATTCATCACCGAAGTCGTCAACGCACCTAAGCTAAACGGATTTAATATAGAGTATCTTGACGCTACTAGTGTTACGTCTATACGAATATATGCAAACTTGGGTTATAGTTCGGTTTCAGGCAGTATCGCCGGACTTACGCTGCTGACATACTTGCATCTCGCCGGAAGCGCGATAACAGTCTCCGGCAGTATCGCCGGACTTACGCTGCTGACATACTTGCATCTCGCCGGAAGCGCGATA